TCGAATGCAGCAAATCCGTCTTGAACCAGGTCTCGATGTCCTTGCCCACCACCGACAGGCTGTCAAAGGGCTGAGCGATCACGCGCTTGGCCAGTACGGCCGATTCGGCAATGAAGGCCAGGCCCTTGGCAATCGATTCAAGGTAGGCCAGCACCTCCTGCCGGTTCTGGCTGATGGTGAGCAACTCGTTGCTCAAACTGCCGGTTTCGGTCTTGGCCACGAACAAGGCTTCGGTAACATCGGCCAGCACCGGGATCAGGGCGGCGCCGAACTGGCGCTGCACGCCTTCGGTGACGGCATGCAGGCGCGCCAAGTTGTCGTTGAAGGCTTCAGAGGCCCGCGCCACGTCTTCGGACATGACCAGTCCCAGGCGCCGGGCTTCTTCCATCAGTGCCGTCAGACCTTCCCGCCCCTGGTTCAGGAAGGGGATGATGCCCAGGCCCTCTTTGCCGAACAGTTTCACGGCCAGGGCCGCTTTGTCGGCGCCATCAGGCATGGCGGTGAACTTGTCGGCCAGGTCCAGCAGGACTTGTTCGGTTGGGCGGATTTGGCCATGCACATCCACCGCCGACACACCCAGGGCTTTGAGGGCCGCACTGCCCTCCTGGCCATTGATCTGGGTATCGAACATGGCCACCGACAGTTTCTGCAGTGCCCTGGTCAGGCCTTCGGTACTGACGTCCGACAGATCGGCGGCGTATTTGAGGGCAGTCAGCGCCTCGACCGACACGCCAGTCTTTTGTGAGAGCTTGAAGAACTCGTCGCCAAAGCGGGCCACGGGCATGACCAGTGCGGTGACTGCTGCACCGGCGGCGCCCACTGCAGCGATGCCCGCACCGGCAATCAGCCCTGCAGGACCCAACTTTCCGAGCACCGAACCCAGCATCCCCAACCGCTCTGTCGCCGCTTCCAGTTGGAACTTGGCATCGTTGGCTGCCGAGGACAACAGCTTCAGGCCACTGGATGCCGGCGTGGAGGCTGCCTCGATTTTTTTGAGCGAACGCTCCCCCTTTTCACCGATCTCGGACAGCTCGGCCTTGACCTTGCCGCCGTCGATGACGGACAGGCGGATGGAGAGGTTGCGTTCAGCCATGGGGAATATCTTGATAAACCGGCAATCTGCCGTACAATAGGAATGTTTTCAGGAGAGCGATATGCCAGCCACTGCCCACGCCCAGGACACCCAAGCACGCACTGCACGTCTGGAAGCACGCATCAGTGCGGATTTGCATGCCACGCTGAAGCGGGCCGCCGAGATTCAAGGCCGCACCATGAGCGACTTCGTCATCGCCTCGGTGCAGGAAGCGGCGCAAAAGGCCCTGGATGAAGCCGAAGTCATCCGTTTGTCGCTGCATGACCAGCAGCGCTTTGCTGAGGCCATCCTGTCGCCACCCAAGCCAACGGCCGCCCTGCGACGCGCAATGGCCCGCCACGACAAACTATTGCGTAGCGAATGAGCCGTGCGCCGTTTCGGATCGCGGCGCTGGATGCGGCTCTTGACCGCGCCCGGTTCAGTTGTGGCGAGCCAGCTCTGGATCGGTACTTGCGTGAACAGGTTTCACAAGACATACGCCGCCGCGTAGCCGCCTGCTTTGTCGCCGTGGCCGACGAACAGCAAGTTGCCGGCTACTACACGCTGTCATCCGCCAGCGTGCCGCTGACAGAGCTGCCAGATGCATTGCGGCGCAAGTTGCCCCGCTACGCGGCGGTACCCGCCATCCGCGTGGGACGTCTCGCCGTCGATACGGCATTCAAAGGACACGGACTGGGCGGCGCGCTGCTCGCCAATGCCCTGCGCCGAGCCATCGAATCCGATATTGCTGCGGCCGTCATGATCGTGGACGCCAAAGACGCCCAGGCGGCGGACTTCTATCGACATCATGGCTTCATGACGCTGGGCAGCGACCCACTGCACCTTTTTCTGCCGCTGGCCACGGCAAAGTCATTGCTCCCTGTCCGATAGGGTGCTCATCAGGCCCGCCTCGACTGCCGAAAACAGATCAATCGCCGTGGCCTTGTCCAAGCCCGTGCTCTCGCAGGCCAGCATCCATGCGTTCAGATCCAGCCCCACCACGCGACCCTGCGCCATGCGCAACTGGCTGGCGCAAACTTCGATCGCACTGGCGGCTTGCCAGCCTTCCAGGCTTTGCGGGGCGTTCATCGTGTACGGGCACTCGGGGCATGGTTCGGGGCAGGCGTTGCAGTAAGCGGGCCCGCCACCGAAGTGCCACGCGGTGCGGGCCTTCAGGCGTTTTTTTCGGAATCCAGTGCGTAGAGGCCGGCGAGGTATTCACGCTCGAAGGCATCGGCCAGCAGCCAGTGCTCCATCAGGGCGGCCACCCCATCCGGGGTGACATCGGCCGGTTTGCCCTTGTCGTCGGCCACGCCTTCCCAGGCGAGCACAGCCAGCTTGGCCAGTTCGGTGATGAGGGTGGCGGTGCGCTCGCCCGCCGCAGCGGTGTCAGTGCCAGCGATCTTAGATGCGGCATGGCGCGCGGCCATCACCAAGGCAGTCGTGGCAGGGCGGACTTGCAGGCGCACGCCGGCGGCCAGCGTGATCCAGTGCGGTTCACGCGGGAGATTCAGTTTGATCATGTGTAACCTCGGTCGAGATATCAGTAGGAAGTGACGTCGTTCACCAGTTCAACGGTTAGCATGCGAGCCACACCGGCTGCCTTGGCGGCCTGCCACTCAAAGGTGGCCTGGATGCCGCCGGGCCCGGAGATGGAGAGCTTGGGCTTGGGCAGGTAGACCTCGTGCGCGATAAAGGTCAGACGGCGGTCGGCATCGATCGCGTAACCAAAGGTCAACTCCAGCGGCGTGTTGTTGGTTGCCGCATCGATCAGCGTGGTGTCGGCAAAGCGCACCTCCAGATTGCCGGTGAGGCTGGCGACCGTGGGATCGGCGCCGTCGATCTTGCCGTCGGAGCGGATGGTCTCGATGCGCTCCAGGTTGTTGGAATAGGTCAGCTGCGCCGAGACCACGTTGCCCAGTGCTACGCCACCTTGCTTGATCGAGCCCTGAAACTGGTTGAAGCGGATCAGCTCGCGGGTGCTGGGCGTCGCATCCAAGGTGGCGGCCTGTTTGGCTTCGCCCTGGGCGATCAAGCCGACGGTGGCATTCGCTGCGCCAGATCGGGCAAAGCCCACCTGCAGGCTGTTGACCATGACACCAGACGCCACAAACCAGGCCGGGATGTCGGGCAGGCCCGTCTCCAGCGTCAGGCTGGGCAGGCTGGGTTTGCCGGAGATGAAGGTGTGTGTGACCACGCCGGCGCCGTTGGTGGTGGCGCTGCCCAACAGGGCCTTGAGCCAGATGCCGATGTTGCGCACATCGATGGGCACGACGATGTCGCCCTCGACCTTGATGACGTCGCGGATCGGCGCGCTGGGGTCGCGGCCCAGGCCGATCAAGTCGTTGGCAATCAGCCCCTGTTCAGAGCCGAGCGTGGTGGAAACAAAGGGCAGCTTCCAGTAGTCGCCCACTGGGTTGCTGCCATAGGTGGTTTCGAACGCGGCCAACAGGCTGGCGTTCGCGCCGTAAGCACGGGCCATGATGACTCCTTGCGGAAATGGTTGTGAATGGGTGTCGAAATGGGTCAGTTCAGTGGCCCTGTACTGCTGTAGTGCAGGATTACGGGCAGCAGGCAAGCCTTGATGCCGCCCGTGCCATCAGGGGCCAGTTCGTCAAACTTCGGCGGGCCGATTTCGGCGTACTCGATCACGCCAGCGAGCGTGCGGTCGGCTTCGATCAGGGTGGCCAACTCCATGAGCAGGCTATCCATGCGCGCATCGCGCGCAGTGGCATCGGGTTCGGCTACGAAGAGTTCGATCACCACCTGGTGCTGCCAGTGGTAGGTCAGCGGTGAAAGTGATACTTCAGGCTCGCCCATCTCGCCATCACGCAGAATGGCCATGGCTTGCTCTGACACGCGCTCGGGCAGCGCCGCATTGCGCTTGACCGTCGTGCCGAGGGACAACTGGCCGAGCACTGCGAACAGTGCACCGATGGCTTCTTCGCGTTGGCTCACGACGTCACTCCTCTGCGTTCAGCTTCATCAAAGCGGTTGGCGATTCGATGGGCCAGCGTGCCGATCCATCGGCGGGACGCACTGTCGATGTCGAATTTCTTCTTCAGGGTCACTTGGGGCACCAGCAGGAACATGGGTACTGTCACCAGGCCACGGCCACTGGCTTGCGCCTTTTGCGAGGCGGCGGAGAAGCCACCGCGCTGGCCTTGGCGGGCACGCTGGTTTTCTGCGACGAGCAGCGAGGGCTTGCCCCGGCGATAGATGAAACGCAGGCGTTGGCCGCGTAACCGCTCCCATAGCCCCGGCGTCATACGCTTGCCACGCGGGCCTTTCCCGGCGGCCGGCAGCGGGATCGCCAGCCAGAAGCCATCCTTGGAGCGAATCGTGGCACCGTCACCATGCGCACTGACGACCACCGGTGCCCGGCTATAAACCAAACCGGCCGCCTTGATGCTCATCTGCCCCTTCGGGTAGACCTCGCCACGCCAGGTGTTGGCCAGGCGCTGACCGAGGCCTGCACTGGTGATCTGGCTGCGCAGCTCGGTCTTGAGGCCATCGGTGGCTTCGCGGATGGAATGCGTCACCGCTTGCTCGGCAATGCGCACCTCGTCGGCCAGCATCTGCTCCAGATCACCCGAAAGAGCTGCCAGCATCCTCATGCCGGTGCTCCGGTCAGCGTCCAGATCAGGCGATCGCGGTCGGCCAAGGGTTCACCCACCACTTGGTAAGTTTGGCCGGAGACGGTGAAGCGCTCGCCATCATGGGGTATCGGTACCTCGCTGGCCAGCACATCAAAGCGATGCGTGGCCAGGGCCAGCCGGGTGTCACCGAAGGTTTCGACCACATCGGCCTGCTTGCTGATGAAGCGGGTGGCGATTTCACGCCCATCGGCCAGTCGGTAGGTGCCAGGCACCCCGAGCCGGGCAAACAGGCGTGAGACCGCGCGCTCAAAGGCATGTTGCATGAATCAGGCCGTCAGCTTGATCAACACGCCCGGGCGGTGGCACATCGGCAGCGGATTGCTTTGCGTATGCAGGTCGGTGCCGCGCTCGAACTGGCGGGGGGCCTGCTTCGCGTACAAGGGCTGGCCCAGGGTGTTGACCGTTTCGTTGAAATCGGCCGGCGCGAAGTAGGTCCCAAAGGTGTCCACCGTGCCCACCGGGAAGCAATGCGCTTCGCCATCGGCGATGAACTTGCGCGCGGTCCCGTCAGCCGAGCTGGCCTGGCCACGGTATTCCTCGAAGGTGATGCCGCCATAGGTGAAGCCGGTGCGCACATCCTCGCGCAGCCAGGCTCCCTCCTGGTAGCGCGAATACGCTTCCTGCACATTGGCGTGGCTGGTCAGGGCTTCGAAGAACTGCGGCGAGCACAGGCAGCGCACCCCAGTCATGAATTCACCCTGCAGGTTTTTCTCCATATCGGCCAAGACCTTCACACACTTGTTGCGGATATTGGTTTT